TAGACTTGGTCTTTTCCCACATTGCTTGACGCATTTCATGACGCTGTAACTCATCCCAACCTTGTTCGCGGAATATGAAAGACTTACCACTTGAGTCTTGATAAATCTGATCATCGCCTTCAGTTTCCCAATTTGCGTCATCAATATCATTCCGATGCAGCACAACAAGATCACGGAGTTGGGGCAGGGTGAGTTCTTTATTTGTATCGCCACCCCAACCCATTCTTAACAGCATTTCATCTGGATAGGCTGTGATAAAGGTGTAATTTCCAATTCGTCTATATTCCGAACCACATCCATTCCACCGATAACCCAACTCAAAAAACAACTCTTGAGCTTCCCGACTTTCAGCTTCATTGTTGACGCGGATTTTGCAGTTATTCATTTCTGATCTCCCGCAAACTGAGCCTGATAAGCCTTTGCCTTAGCTTCTTGATAGTCAGCTTCTTTGGCACAACCCTTCATTCCAAAGATTGTTAGTGAGAAAAAGATGGCCGCTACACATGCATATGCCATGCCTGAGCTTTGGTAGTCTTTGTTATCCATTACTCATCCCCATCTGTAGAGTGAACATGCGCTTCACAAGCAGCCAAAAGCATGACCTTGTATTGATTCCAGAATTGAAGGGCATCACTATCCATGCGACTAATTTCTTGATCTGTAAAAGCTTTCCATTGTTCAACTTTGTGGTTTTGACAGCCGATTCGCATATAGCCAAATCCGTTAATGCAAACAAACCATCGTAAGGTTGGGATAATAAGCGGAGCATTTTTCGCGCCCCCAAGATTCGCGCCCCGAAGATCCGCGCCACGAAGATCCGCGTCCCCAAGATTCGCGCCCCGAAGATCCGCGCCCCAAAGATTCGCGTACCGAAGATTCGCGCCCCCAAGATTCGCGCCCCGAAGATCCGCGCCCCGAAGATCCGCGCCCCGAATCTTCGCGCCCTCAGCAATAGCAGTCTCAACCGCATGACGTGCAATCATTCCAGATTCCATACCGTCAGGGATTTCACAAGAGAAAAGGACCTCACCAGTCCAGCGATTTTTAATTTCGTAATTCTGTGTCATAATGACCTCACTCTTTGAGTAAAAGTCCCGTCGGTCGAATGTCAGGGACTTTTTTGTTGTCTGGTGAGATTTATTAAACCAAAGGTATAAAATAAAAGCAAGCATAAATTAAACCATAGGTGAAAATAATTTATGATTAGGTTTAAATATGCTTTAATAGACAAAAGAAAACCCACCGTGGTGGTGGGTTTGTATGGTTAAGTTTGGCTACCTAATTTAGTGACGAAGGAATTTTGATAGGGGTTGAACTACAGCATAGTCAGAAAGGATAGCTTGCTCCGCTTTGTATTTATCATTCTCAGTATCATCAATAATAATATTAAAGGAAACATTATCATTTAAGTTTTGAGTATCGATCATTTTTCTCAATTGATAATTTGTTTTATTCTTATCTGCTTGTATGTAATCAATAAATGTACTGTTGTGTGAAAAATTAAAAGGGTATTTCTCCCCAGAGCGACCAGCAAGTTTAGGGCTTACCTCAATTGAGTGAAATTTTCTTTCTAGCACAACTCTAATTGAATCTAGAATTTCATCAATTGCTTGATGAGATCTTGATTTGTATTGGTAATTGATTAGCTTTCCAAGAAGTTCAGTATATTCAATTACAGTAAAATCTAGTTGTTTTATTGATGTCTCGGCAACCAAACACCCATCTTGTACAGAAATAGATTCATACATTTTGCAAAAGTATTTAATTTTATCAATCGCATCAAAATTTTCCACGCATACAGATTCTTCAAAATGACGAACATTTAGTCCATAGTCACTTAGAATAATTTGATCTCGTGTATTCTTATGCGCATAAACTACTGCTGGAGACCCATTTGGAAAAACTAGGGGTAGAGTGAAGCCACAAGAATTTCCTTGATCAGAAAACTTTTGGATAAAAGCATTCAAGACTGTATCTGAAAGATGTGCACTCATAGTAGCAACTCCCCCGCAAGAGGTTCCATTATATCACTCGACCTAATTTGCAAATTAATATTTTTAGCAAAAAGTTGAAACCATTTTTGCCAATCTTCAAGATTGTAAGATAAGTCAATTTCAAATGAGTCATCAAGAAGATGAATGTGTGGTCCATAAAAAACTTCACGCTTCTTTTTATCAACATGAGACCGCTGATGTTCTGGATATACACAAAGATCGTAAAGCCAGTTAGTCTTTTTTCCAACTCTCTGAACCAAACCAAAACTATGCTTCATTGAATCTGGTGCAATATTTGTTCTTAAAAATATACTTAACCCCACAATATTTAGCTCGGTTGATGTTTCGTAAATCGGAGCTCCTGAAAATTTATAAAGCGATAGACTATTTATTTCTCTCGCCATCTTAACTGGGGACTCAAAATATTTTGGAGCCTCCAGTATTCTTTTCCCCTCATCAAGGTCTCCAAAGCACCTATTCCCACTCATGCGCTTCTCCAAAATTATTCCCGAACCGTTATAAAGTACTGTGTCGGGTTCACAGTTTATTAATCATTTGTGTTATTAATTTTCTGACCTAGCTTTCCTTCTTTTACCAACTGCACGACCTGCTCATTAGTAAGCACAGGAATAAAGACTTTGTCGCCAATATCTTTAGAAAGAATCTTTACTTCTTCGGCTGTTAGCACCAAAGCTTCACCATGTTTCGCAGCATCATTGATGCGAGCAATAATCTGGTTGATTGGTAGTTTTGCGTTATCCAATTCCATTCTCCTTTTTTAACCTGCACGCCAAAATTGGCGACCCATAACTTTAAAATTCAATCCATTTTGCTCCGTGACTTCACGATCTCTGTATTTAGGATTTAGGCTGTGCAGAATCAGTTTCCCGCCTTCTTCCTTGAAAATCTGCTTAATCATGCCTTCACCCTCAAAGTAAACAGCATAAATTTGACCATCGATAATGTCGGTTTGGGATATATCAATGCCAACCAAATCCCCATCATCAATCTTGTCCGCCATGCTGTCGCCTTTAGCCTTGATGATGCGCATGCAATCAGGATGAACATTTTTTTGTTTAAAAAAACTAGGTGGGAATGGCTGTTTTCCATTGATCACATCAAAGTGAAACTCTATAGACTCTCCTGTGCCACAAGAAAAACTTGCCTCTACCACATCAATCCAGATAAATCCATCATCCCCACCATACTCAACTACTGACGGGCTTTGAATATCATTCACATCAAATGATGATTCATCTTTCTTGGATAGACCGTGCTTATCCATAAATTCTTGCATGTTGAAGTTGGTTAAATTTTGTTTTTTCTTCCCGTTTAGAAGCCATCCGGCATCAACTTCTAAAAGTTCGGCCAACTTATCCAAAGTCTCTTTGCCAATCTGTCCTTTTTTCCATTTAGAAGGCGCTTGAGGAGTCAGGCCAATCATTGTGGCAGCTTTAGACCATGATAATTTCTTTGCTTTCAGTGCTTCCTGAATGCGCTCAACCATTGTGCTCATAACTTTCATCGCGTGAAACCTTTGGTTAAATTTTCGTATAAAAAATATAAAATTGTAAGCAACCATAGGTTGAAAATAATTTTAACTCATGGTTTAATAAAAATATTAATTAGGTTTAAATAAGGTTTAAGATATGAATCCTATTCAACAAGCCATTGATGCTGTTGGTGGGCGAACCAATGCAGCGTCATTACTTGGGATATCCTACGTTGCTGTAAGAAAGATGGCAGAGAAAGGTGTATTGCCACGTACTGATTACACAGGTGAAACCAACTACGCACAGATTCTTGCTGAGCACAGTAACGGGAAAGTGACTCAAGAATGGCTACTCGATAAAGCAAATCCAAAACATTTAGCGGCATAAGGAAAGTTTTATGAGCCTTGAAAAAAAATCTACGCATGTGCGCTTATCTCCCGAAATCCATGAACGAGCAAAAATACTTGCTCATGTTAAAGAAAAGGATCTCGCGGCCTATCTAGGTTTTCTTATTGAAAAAGAGATAGTTGGCGAGTGGCATGTATTCAATATACAAGCAAAATCTTTCGAGCGTTTGGGAATGTCGGCTTTAGTACGGGAATTGAGTACAGAAGTCAGCTTTTCAGAGGGATCGGAAGGGATTAACGGGATTTTAGACAAATAAAAAAGCCTGATTTCGTGGATCAGGCTTCAGTGTTCAAGAGGTGAATATGAACCATCAAATATTAGCAGACATTGAACTAAATCGGAAGATTAGTTTATTCCAGAAAGCAGTTGAAGCTTACACGCTCAACAAAACACTCGAAAACTCAGTTGCAGTGGCCAGAGCAAAAGCTGAACTGGCTATGTGCATGTGGGGTGGATGATGAGCTTAGATGCTATGAATTGGGCTTGGAAAGCACAAGTCAATACATCAGCACAAAGATTGGTTCTTTTGTCGTTGGCAGATCGTGCTGGTGAAAATAATACATGTTTCCCGAGTAATGCAAGACTTGCTCAAGATACCGTTTTGAACATTAAGACTGTTCAAAAAGTAATTGGTCAGCTTATGGAATTAGGTCTAGTTGAAGATACCGGGAAAAGAACTGGTGCTACAAATCAAGTTAGAGTTTTGCAACTTATTGGTGTCAATCAAAGAGAAGAAACCCAAAAACGTGTTAGTTCAAACAATACCAAAAACGGTGCAGTTAAAGGTTACCAAAAACGGGATGCTTCTAATGGGGTAACTCACCCAATTTTGGATGATAACGATCCCAATTTTGGGGTCGGTAACGCACCCAATTTTGGGATAGGGAATCTCCCATTGAATCTTTTAATGAACCTCTCTTGCGAACACGACTGGATTCCACAAGAAAAAACTTTGGTGGAAATTTTGAAAATGAAGGGTCAGCAAAGAAATCTAAAATTGATTTTTGGTTTACCTGATTTCGAATTTCAACTCGGTGCGTTCAATGCTCACTACGAGTACAAAGAACAAACCGAATCTTCAAAACACTACGCATTCGCAAACTGGATTACGGACAAGTTTGAGCAACACATCAAACGCAACCCTGATTACACTGAAATCCAAAACCATCAAGACAGCACCCCAGTTGAGCAACCACAAACCCAATTCAAAGGTGTGGCTAAAAAATTCAAGGGGATTAACGCATGATCGAATTATATTCAATCCCACTTGAGCAAACAGCGCTTTCAACAATCATGGGGTCAGATCAGAGTGCAGATGAGTTTGTCTCATTGCTTGATAAATCTGATTTCTTTTCAACGAACCATCAAATCATTTTTGGTCACATCAAAGCACAGCATGCAAAAGGTGAATCGTTTGATGAAGTGACAGTGTATGAGCTGATCAAAGCCAATACGCTAGAGCATAATCAAATCGATGAAAAGTTCATCACGAATTTGATGTCAGCAATCAAGCAACCATACACGCTTGAAACACACATCAAAAAACTTAAGGATTTTTCTTCTCGTCGTCGTCTACAAGACACCAGCAAGTTAATCAACTCAATTTCTGTCGATATGGTGACGCATACAGCAGAGTCGGCAATCAACAAAGCTCAAGACTTGATACAAAACCTTGATCTCGGCTCAGGTGATGAAAAACTCAAACATGCACATGAGTTTTCAAAAGTCGCAATCAGTGAGTTTATTCATCGTCACCAAGCCTTGCATGCAGGCGTACCTTTTGATGGTGGTATTCGCACTGGCTTTACCGAACTGGATAACAAGCTAGGCGAAGTAGGAAAAGGTGATTTAGTCATCATCGGCGCACGTCCAAGCATGGGTAAAACCACATTTGCGCAAAACTTAGCAGCAGACATGATGATCAACCAGTCATTGCCAGTGTTGTTTTGTTCAATCGAAATGCGCGGTCACCAGATTGCACAGCGCTTAATTAGCGGTATTGGCGGGATTGAGCTACGCAAGGTTTTAACTGGAAAAATTAACCCAAATAGTGAGGATATGAAGAACATTAGCGCGGCAGGCAATGTTTTAGAAAAAGCACCGCTCATGATTGATGACAACAACCGGGCAACGGTAGCAACAATTCGCAGATCAGCAAAAAAAGTTCAACTCAAGTACGGGAAGGTTGGAGCAATTTTTGTTGATTATATACAGCGTGTCACACCGCTTTCAAAAAACAACTTTGGTCGCTCAGACAAAGATATTGGCGAAATCTCGACAGAACTAAAGCGCATTGCAGGTGATTTTGAATGCCCTGTTTTTGCATTGGCTCAGCTTAATCGAAATCTTGAAAACAGACCAAACAAGCGGCCAATGAATTCTGATTTAAAAGAATCAGGTGATCTGGAGCAGGATGCAGACATCATCATGTTTATTTACCGCGATGAAGTCTACACAAAAGAGTCTAAAGAGGCGGGCACAGCAGAAATTATCATTGGTAAAGCGCGTAATGGGTCGATTGGAACGGTGAGATTAGCAACCGACTTAGCAAGATCAACATTCCTTGATTTAAGTCCTGAGTATTACGAAAGCCTAGAAATGCAAGGAGGTTCGGCATGAGTAATTACGTAGAAATATTTGACAACATTGTTTTTGTTCTGAGTCAATTTGCTGAAACAGATAAAGCCCTAAACAGTGCGGAAGTTGAGCACAAGCTAGGTGTTAGTAAGCGTACTGCGCAAAGAATATGTAAGTCGTTGAGCGAGTCAGGGTGGCTTTACTTTAAAAGGGTTGGTCACGACAAATTATATTTTGCAAGCGAGAAAACTAAGCGATTGTTTGGAGATAAGCCATGACAACAACGGTAGAAGAATGGTTGGCACAGGGCAATAAAATTACAGTGATTCAGGGATTCACTGGTATTGCACCGAAGCAAAAATTTAATAATCGGGAAATCAAGTTGCGTGGCAGGGCTAAAACTCAAACTCAGATGCCGAGATTAACCGAAGAACAAGCAAAAGAACTAAGTGACTGGCTAGATGCGAAATTAGGTCGAACTTTGGATTTGGCGAATTACATGAATTGTTCGAGCACAAAGATCGGATTGATCAAAAACCGTAAAACACCATGCTCTAAAACCCAATTTGAAATGATGAAAAAGGGAATGCGGGCGATTGAGGGGGTTAAGCATGAAAGCACATAAATTTGTAGCAGAGTTTGGGATTGAGAAGGCTAAAGAAGCCCTAAGTCTTTGCTGCTGGTTGGAAAAGTCTTTTTGCACAAGGTTTTGGTGTGGGTGCATCAAAAATAACCATGACTGTTGTGTTGATGTTGAAAAACTCAAACAGGTGGTTGAGTCGCTGGACACAATTGATCGCCTTTTCGGCCCTGATCAAGCAAAGCACACGATGAAAATTGCCAAGGAAATTGGCTACTCAAGTGATTATGAGCAGATAAAGCAAGCAATCGCAGACTACGAAGCGGTTGAGTCTTACAAACAAGTGAACTGCGAAGTTTTAGACATAGTTGATGCTAGCCCACAAAAGCGGATTGATGAGTTGTGTGTAGGAATCAGAAAACTCATCGAAGAATACAAAAGTGAAGAAAAAGAGCTTGAGCTTAAAGAGTGGGAACAATCCACGATTTATGGGCGTATTGCAATTGAATTGGAAGAAGCACTCAAAGGGGGTGAAGATTGAAAGCAATCAAAATTCCCTGTGAGCACGATTTGTTGAGCAAAGATCATGACACATGGGCTAACGCTGTGATGCGTTGCAAGCATGGCTTTGGTCACTGTGGTAGCGATGGTTACTGTCATGCAGATGGTGCTTGTTTTGTAGATCAAAAATTGACACGAGAACAGGCGATTTTAGAAGTAGATCGTTTAGCTCAAGAGCTACATAACGCAAAGATAGATAACGACAAGCTAAGAAATGCAGCTAATCAGCTTGTAACCCAACTTGAATTAGCTAAAGAACAGAATCTTAAAAGTGGCAATGATCAGCGAGTTTTTGCTTTGAAGTTCTGTATTCACAAAATCAAGAAAGCGATGGGGTGACCAATGACCACATTCAAAGAGGCTCAAATCATCATTGGCATAGACCCCGACTTAGAAAAGTCGGGAGTTGCAATACTTGGAAGTGATCTACAACTC